GGAGCTATGGACTGGGCTACGGTGAAGGGGATTATTCGTTACTTCGCCAAAGCCTATGATATTAAGATGATTTATTTAGACCACCTGACAGCGCTGGCAGCCAATGAACAAGATGAACGGAGAGCACTTGATGGAATTATGGCAGATATGGCCTCTCTTGCTCAGTCTGATGGTCTTATCATTCATTTTGTTAGTCATCTCACTACTCCTGAAGGCAAGGCTCATGAGGAAGGTGGACGAGTTTTGGAGAAGCATTTTACAGGTAGTCGTGCCATTGCTCGTTGGAGCCATTACATGTTTGGCCTTGAACGTGACAAGCAAGCAAGTGACCCCGTGGTGAGACAAACCACAACCTTCCGTGTGCTGAAGGACAGGTTTGCAGGAAGTGCCACAGGAGAGAAGTTTGGTCTGCACTATGATCGCAGCACAGGCTACTTAAAAGAGTGTGAACTATTAGAGGATAAGCCGCTATGACTAAAAAGAAAGCTTTTCAACATGTGTGGGAAGAACCAGCAAATGAACTTACTGAAGCAGAAGTGTTAGAAACTTTTAATCTTATGAAGGACGATAAAGAATGTAGCTATTTTAGCTCTTTTGATTGGTATCAGGCAGGAATTGAAACGGCTGAACTTTTACATGGGATAAAAAAATGATTTCCCTAGAAACAGTGGTAGCTCGTATGATGGAGCTAGAAACGAAGTATTATGAGCTACAGGCTAAGTATCAACAGCTCATCCATGAATACGAAAAGCTGAAGGATAAGCGAAAATGGTCAGAGCTGACGGACGAGGAGACTATACTCATGAGCCGATATGATTTAGAGTATGCTGCTTTGATAGGAGAAGTACAAAGAAAACTCAAGGAGAAGAATACATGATTGAAGCAATTATTGTAGGCACTGTCGGCATTGGTTATTGTGTTGTAGGAGTGCTACAGTGGCTCAAAGGTGACATGGGACAGGGTATAATGTGGATTGGTTACAGCTTTGCACAGATAGGGCTGTTTATGAATTTAAAATGAAAGAACCCGATGAAACGCATCGTTGTTGACATTGAGACAACATTAGACCACAAGGTTATTTGGTTTTGCTGCACTAAAGATATTGACACTGGAGAGAAACACACATGGTATCAGGAAAAAGCCTTTCAGGAATACATAAAGGACGCTACGTTACTGATAGGGCAGAATATCATCAGCTTCGACGCTTATCTATTGAACAAATTGTGGAAGACACAGATAGTTTTGAGCAAGTGCTGGGACACTCTAATCGTCTCTCGGCTGCTCAACCCAAGCCGCGAAGGGGGCCACAGCCTCGACGCGTGGGGCAAAGAATTAGGTACGAAGAAGATTGATTACAAAGCTGTATGGGAGTGGCTACAAGGCAGGAGGGAAGAATACAAAGGAGAAAGCTTTGACCAGCCCTTCATTCCTTTGCTACGCACCTACTGCCTGAGAGACGTAGATGTTACTGAGCTTTTGTTTCATCACTTGCAGAAAGCCCTTGTGGAGGAAGGCTTCAAAGGAGACTGCGTAGAGCTGGAGCACAGGACAGCAGCAATTATTGCCGCTCAAGAACGTAACGGATTTAAACTGGATACACCTTATGCAACCATGTTACTTGCTACTGTCAAAGGAAAGCTGGACAGCATTAACGAAGCAATGCAGCAGCGATGGCCTCCCTATGTTGTTGAACGAATCAGCGAGAAAACAGGAAAGCGCCTCAAAGATACCGAAGTTGTTTTCAACCCCGGAAGTAGAAAGCAAATTGGAGAAAAGCTCATAGAGCTGGGATGGAAGCCTAAAACATTCACAGAGACGGGACAGCCCATTGTGGATGAGGGAAGCCTTGCAGGAGCCTTGTTTCCAGAAGCAAAGCTAATTGCTGAGTATTTGATGCTACAGAAACGAGTGGCACAAATCACCAGCTGGCTTGAAGCTGTAGACAAGGATGGACGTGTGCATGGGAAGGTGATTACTAACGGAGCTGTCACTGGTAGGATGACACACAGTAGCCCCAACATGGCTCAGATTCCTAATAGCGGCAGCGTTTATGGCCCTGAGTGCAGGGAGTGCTGGTCTGTAGAGGAAGGCAACGTGCTAGTTGGTGCAGATGCTAGTGGATTGGAGCTACGTATGCTGGCTCACTACATGAAGGACAAGGACTATGTTGAGACAGTCGTTAATGGAAGCTCGAAGCTCGGGACAGATGTGCATACTAAGAACCAGAAAGCGGCAGGTTTACAGACGCGAGATCAAGCAAAAACCTTTATTTATGGGTTTCTCTACGGGGCTGGCCCAGCGAAGATTGGTCAGATTGTTGGTGCTGGAGCTAAGGAAGGCAAGAAACTCATCGATAGCTTCTTGGAAGCCACTCCCGCTCTCCAGCTTCTACGCCACCACGTTTCCGCGATTGCAGCGAAGGGGTTTGTACCGGGGCTTGATGGCCGTAAGATATTGGTAAGGAGTGAGCACGCAGCGCTGAACAGCTTGCTACAGGGAGCAGGTGCTGTGGTGATGAAGAGAGCCTTGATCATCTTGGATGACAAGATTAGGAAGAACAAGTGGCCTGTGAAGATGGTTGCTAATGTTCATGATGAAATTCAGATGGAAACAACTGAAAAGTGTGCTATAATTGTAGGACAGGCAGCAGTTGATTCAATCAAAGAAGCTGGTTTGTTCTATGAGCTACGTTGTCCTTTGGACGGGGAATTTAAGTATGGCAAAAGTTGGAGACAAACCCACTGAGGATGAAGTTGGTCGGGTGATATTTATGATTTACAAGGACAGCTTTGATGTGGCTCATACCACGAACATCTCAACAGAGGAACTTGTAAGTTTGATGCTTATCACGATTGAGCAGCTGACAGGAAGTACAGAGCAGAAATTGCATTAGCGAGTGTGGTGGAATAGGTATACACAGCAGACTTAAAATCTGCCGCCGTAAGGATTGAGGGATCGAGGCCCTCCACTCGCACCAATGACAGCACGGAAAGACGGCATTAACATTAAAGGAACTATATGACAACATCTATTAAACCCGTTCGTATCACTGGTCAGCTCTTCTGGAGCAACTGGATGGGAGAATTTAATACAAAGTTTAACGAAGACAACAAGAAGTTTGAATGTTCTATCGGCATGATTTCAGATGCTGGTGCTAAAGCCCTTGAGGAGCTGAACATCAAGATTAAGAATAAGCCTGAGCAGGGCAAGTTTATTGTCGGTAAGAGTATGTACAAGTTTGAGCCAGTGGATGAGGACGGCAAGCCAGTAGATATCAAAACCATTGGCAATGGGACTAAGTGTGTGGCTCTTGTGAGTAGCTACAAACACAAGATGAGTGCAGCTCACGGCTATGCTCCGTCTATCAAGAAGATTATTATCACGGAGCTTGTCACGTACAACCCTGATAAAGAGCTGTCGGAAGAGATTGACGAATACGTCCTCTGATGAGTGAGCGCCCTAAACTGGCGCTTATTGATGCCGATTTCTTGGTCTATCGTGTTGGGTTTTCTTGTAAAGATGAAACTGAACAGATAGCCAAGGCTCGGCTCACTGAGATGCTTACAGACATGGTTTATATGGAGCTGAAGTGTGAGGACTACGAAGCCTACATTACAGGACGGGATAACTTCCGTTACGGGATTGCTATAACGCACCCTTACAAGGGCAATAGGAAAGATACAGAGAAGCCGCCACACTATGCAGCTCTTCGTGAACACCTAGAGCGCTTAGAAGCTAAGGTTAGTGAAAATCAGGAAGCAGATGATGATGTTGCTATTGCCTCAACAGCCTACTCAGGGTGGATTGTTCACGTTGATAAAGATCTTGATCAGCTTCCGGGGTGGCACTACAACCCTGTGAAGAAGGAAGAATACTTTGTCACAGAAGAAGAAGGCTTACGAAGCTTTTACACACAGCTACTAACAGGAGACAGAGTTGACAACATTATTGGCCTACATGGTATCGGCCCTAAGAAAGCTGAGAAGCTTCTTGCGGGAGCTACGACAGAGCAAGAACTCTATCGAGTAGTTGTGAAGGCATACGAGAAAGCAGGAGAGTCTGCTGATCGTGTTCTTGAGAATGGACAGCTCCTGTGGCTTAGCAGGTACAAAGGACAGCGCTGGGAGGCTCCTAGTGAAGCGTAGCAGCTTCAACGAAGGGGAATGGACTCCCGCTAGGTTTAGAAGCTTTGTAACAGGAGCTTTGCGTACAGCCACACGGAGGTGGCCTCCAAAGTTTAAGGCTTTGAAGGCTGCTCTGAGTGGACGAAAGACAAACAAGAAGACAGGAAAGCTGGCTATGCACTATATTTGTGCAAGCTGCTCTGATGAGTTTGTTATGAGTGACGTTGAGATTGACCACGTAGAGGCTGTTGTTGATCCTGCTAAGGGGTTTATTAGCTGGGATGTGTATGTTGATCGTCTGTTCTGTGAGACTAACAACTTGCAGGTGCTGTGTAAGCCTTGTCATAAAGAGAAGACAGCAGCTGAGAAGCTTTTAAGGAAGAAGAAATGAAAGTAGAACTACTTAAAGAACATGAAGACGGTAGTGCCGGGGGGGGGGGGGGTGGGGGGGATGAAGACATAACAGGTTTGTTGTGCATGGGCATCGTTGCAGGTCTTGAGCAAGGCATTAAAAACGCACAGCAATATATTGGAGAAGATATTGAGCAAGGTTAGCACAGTGTGGGCAACGCCAGAGGGAGAAGCTCTGGTGGCTTTCATGGCCCGTGTGAGTAATCCAGCTAATCAGGACAATCCAGACACTGCTCCTAAGCTAATTAAATACTTAGCTAAGAACAATCACTGGAGTCCCTTTGAGATGGTGAATATTTGCATGGAGATTGAAACCACCAGAGACATTGCTAGGCAGATACTTCGCCATAGAAGCTTTAGCTTCCAAGAATTCTCACAGAGATATGCGGAGGTGCAGGGCTTTGAATATGCAGAGGTGCGCTTACAGGACAACAAGAACAGGCAGAACAGCTTAACCACTGACGATAGGCAACTTGCTTACTGGTGGGAAGGAGCTCAGAGGCGTGTTCTTGATGATGCAGAGTTTATGTACAAAGCAGCCCTTGACAGAGGCATTGCTAAGGAAGTGGCTAGGAAGCTGCTCCCTGAAGGAATGACGAAGAGCAGGATGTACATGAACGGAACTTTACGTAGCTGGCTTCATTATGTTTCAATCCGTTGTGAAAAAGCAACACAAAAGGAACATAGGGAAGTGGCTGATGCTTGTAAGCTGGAGATTGCTAAGGCATTCCCTAGTGTGATGAGCATATTTGATACAAACATTTAAGGAACTATTATGGACGAAAATCAATTCTCTTTCTCTTTTTCTGATGAAAAAAGGACTATTTCTTTTAACTTCTCTGTTGAGACATGGCCTGAAGCTTTGGAAGAATTCGTTTCCTTGATTGGTGCAGCCTATGGCTACAACATCAAAGATCAGGTGGCTATTAAAAAGAGCCCATTTCTTAACAGTTCAAACGAATGGACTGGCCCTGTGTTTGATGAAGAAGCATTCTGATGCGTATTCTTGTCATCCCTGATGCACAAGTTAAGGAGGGTGTTCCTTTGGAGCACCTTTCTTGGGCAGGGGAGGCCATCTGTGAATATCGTCCTGATGTTGTTGTAAACATCGGGGATTTTGCAGATATGCCTTCCCTGTCCTCCCACGATGTGAAGGGCAGTAAATACTTTGAGGGGCTTCGTTATACCAAGGACGTAGAGGTTACTAAGGAGGCAATGAAAATGCTCTTGGCTCCTCTTCGCTCCTTGCAAGCAAAGCAAAAGCAGAACAAAGAGAAGATTTACAAGCCTCGCATGGTGCTCACCCTTGGGAACCACGAGAATCGTATTAACAGGGCAGTGAACAACAACCCCATGCTGGACGGGCTGGTGTCTACAAAGGATTTAGAATATGAACGAGATTGGGAAGTATTTGAGTTTCTTCATCCAGTATTCATTAACGGTGTTGGGTTCAATCACTATTGGCCTGTGGGTGCTATGGGCCGTCCTGCCGCTTCTCCCACTGCTATTATTAGTAAGCTTCATATGTCTTGTGTGGCTGGTCATCAACAAGGCAAAGCCATAGCGTATGGAAAACGTGCTGACGGAAAGCCAATCTGTGCTATAATTGCAGGAAGCTATTATCAGCACGATGAAAACTACATGGATCAGCTTAGCAATAGGCACTGGCGAGGGATTGTGGTGCTTAATGATGTGAAGGATGGCAGCTTCGATGAAATGATGCTGTCTATTGAATACTTGGAAAGAAAATATGGTAAAAAACTGTAGCACGTGCTTCTATGACCAGCGAGGAATATTGGAGGAGCCTTGTGTAGCTTGCTTGGACGGCTCCTCAGCTGGGGAAACGTTTAATAAGTGGGTGGCTATGGACTTCCTAAAGAACATTCCTGACTCTGATGAGACTAAGTGGCAAAAGGTGGTAGATGGCTTAACAGAGGCTCCTACAAAGGGTGTGAA